CAGATCTAGATGACAAGAAACGAGCACAAGCTAGTGTAGACACTGGTATTGTGGTTTTAGTAGGTCCAACAGCCTTCCGAGACTTCGGTTCTGATTCACCTGTAAATATTGGTGATCATATTGCTTATGCAAAGTTTGCTGGTAAATTTATCGTTGATCCTTATACTCACGAAGAGTATGTTGCGCTCAATGATGAAGATATCATCGCTGTATTCAAAAGATAAGGAGCTATAGACATGGCTGAAGTAGAAACAAGTCCTCTAGTAGAGGATATAAAACAAGAACCCACTGGCCCATCGGAGACAGAGCAACGTGCTATGGACTCTGGCTGGGTTCCCAAAGATCAATGGGAGGGTGATCCGGAACAATGGCGACCAGCCAAAGAATTCCTAGATCGTGGTGATCTATTCAAGAAGATTGATGACCAGAACCGTACCGTTAAGGAACTTAAACGTGCCCTAGACGATATGAAAGCACACCATAGCAAGGTACGTGAGACAGAGTATGCTCATGCCCTAGCTACACTTAAAGCACAAAAACAAGTTGCTTTGGAAGAGGGTGATGCTGCTAAAGTGATTCAACTTGAAGATAAAATTGATCTTGTAAAAGATGAACAAAAGTCTCTTCGTGCAGAACCAGCACAATCCCAAGAAGCGCAGGTAGCTCCTGAGTTTACTGAGTGGACTAACCGCAATAAATGGTATGAGAATAATCAACCCATGCGCGCTTATGCTGATGCCCTCGGACGTGATCTTGCCTATAAAGGCTTGGCTCCAAAAGAGGTTCTCAAAGAAGTAGAACGACAAGTAAAAATGGAATTCCCAAATAAATTCACCAACCCTAATCGGGACAAACCCGGTGCAGTTGAGGGTAGTTCCAATAAGGGTGGCAAGTCATCCGATGGTTTTCAATTATCTGATGATGAGCGTCGAGTGATGCAACGGTTTGTACGAAGCGGTGTAATGAAAGAGGCCGAGTACATCAAAGATTTAAAATCCGTTAGGGGTTAACTATGAGCGATATTAAAGAAGCAATTGCGAAGGCACCCAGTGGTCGCCCGCAGCGTACTCCAATCGGGACACGTAATGTCCTGTCTGTAGCAGGCAAAGAGCCCGGCTACGAGTACCGAATCATTAATGACACGGGAGATCGTGTCCAAGAATTTATTGATGCTGGTTATGAGCTAGTCGCCAATGATTCTGTGCGTGTGGGTGATAAACGAGTTAACAAGGCTAGTCCTGAAGGATCAGTCAGTCAACTTTCTGTGGGCCAAGGCCAAAAGGCATTTGTTGTACGCATTCGTAAAGAATGGTATGATGCCGATCAAGCAGCCAAACAGAAACGTGTAGACGAACTCGAAGCATCCACCAAGTTAAAAGCTCTTGATGGTACTTATGGTAAACTCGAAATTTCTCGAAGTTAATTAAATGTAAGTGCCATTAGGAATATTCAATTATTTGCTTATTTGGAGAATAACTAATGGCAAGTGTTTCGCGTATTAGCGGGTTTCGTCCTGTTAAAAATACTACGGGTGCTCCGTACTCTGGTAAGGCCTCTCTCTATTTTGTGCCTTCCTCGGACTCTACCGTAATCATGGTTGGTGATGCTGTTAAGCTGGCGGGTGATGCCCGTGCCGCTTCCGGCGCACCTACCGTAACTCGTTGTGGTGCTACTGATATCCCCGTGGGTATTGTGGTTGGTATCCTTTTCTCTGGTGTTAGTAATGAAGTTACTAACGTGCCTGCTGTGAACGATCTGAATACCCCAGTGTATCGTCGTGCATCTACAGACCGTTATCTCTTGGTTGCTGATGATCCTACGTTGATCTATGAAGTTCAGTATGCAGGTACTTCGGTTGCTGCTGCTACCATCACGGCTAACGTCGGTCAAAACGGTCAGTTCACGACTACCGCTGGTTCTACTACTTCCGGTTCTTCTGGTATGCAGTTGGATAGCACTGGTCTTGCAACTACGGCTACTCTTCCTTTGAAGATTGTAGGTTTCCCCCAACGTCCCGATAACGTCCCCGGTGACACCTATTTCAGCTACTATGTTATGCTGAATGCGGCTACATTTGGTTCGCTCGGTACTACTGGCGTTTAATCTTAAATTATAAAGGAAGGATAATATGTCTATTATCAATAGTGGCTCATTTGCCAAGGCCCTATGGCCCGGTGTTAACGCTTGGTACGGTAAATCTTATGCCGAGTATGAAGTAGAGTACGACAAACTGTTCGACAAATTCACGTCGAGCAAAGCGTTTGAAGAAGACGTTGGTGTGTCGTCCTTTGGTCTTGCAGTGAATAAGCCTGAAGGTTCCGCAGTATCATACGACAGTGAACGTCAATCGTTCACCACTCGTTATCAACACGCTGTGTTTGCCCTCGGTTTTATCATCACTCGTGAGATGATGGAAGATGACCAGTATGATGTGGTTGGTCAGCGTAAGGCCCAAGGTCTTGCGTTTTCTATGCGTCAGACCAAGGAAGTTATCGCAGCTAACGTCTACAATCGTGCCTTTACCGCTGGTTATACTGGTGGCGACGGTTCTGTTCTGTTGGCTAACAACCACGCCAATCTGAAGGGTGGTACATGGTCTAACATCATCGCTACTGCTGCTGACTTGTCAGAAGCTGCTTTGGAACAGGCTTGTATCGATATCGCTGGTTACACCAACGATGCTGGTTTGCTGATTGCGGTTCGTCCTGAATCGTTGATCATCCCACGCCAGTTGATCTTTGAAGCAAAACGTATCCTTGGCACAGATGGCCGTGTTGGTACTGATAACAACGATCTGAATGCAATCAAGACTCTTGGTTCTATTCCGAAGGTTATCACCAACCACTTCTTGACTGATACCGATGCTTGGTTCATCCGTACTAACGTACCACATGGTATGAAGTATTTTGAACGTCGTGGTGACCAGTTCGACATGGATAATGATTGGGATACTGAGAACGCAAAGTTCAAGGCTACTGCTCGTTACAGCTTCGGCTGGACCGATCCTAGAGGCTTGTACGGTTCCGCCGGAGCCTAACCAACCAAACTAATTAACCCCTGAATTTGAAGTAGGGGGTTAGTTTAAAAATTGGTAAACCTCTAAAGGAAATATAAATGGCAATTAATTTTGTACAAGGTCTGGTGGCTGTTGGTGATCCTAATCCCAATGGCCCCTCAGCAATCAGTAACATTAAAGACGTAGTTGTAAAAGTAGTTAAGCTCACCTCAGCTAACTATACTGTCACAACGTCAACAAAGACTTTGGTAGCTGTGCTCCCCGCAGACGCAACCATTCTTGATATGAAACTGTGGGTTAAAACACAGTTGGCCGGTGGTTCGATTTCTGCTGCTACGTTGGCTCTTGGTACTACTTCTGGTGGTACTGAAATCATGGCTGCTAATGCTGCTGCCTATGGTGCAGCTGGTGTCAACTCTACGTTGACCCCTGTAGTTGGCATGATGCAGAACTATAGCCTTCCACTTGGGGCTGATATACAAGTGTGGGCGAGTGGTTTGGCTACTACTGGTACACCGACTTCTGGTGAACAGTATCTGTCAATTTACTACGTTCGTTAAAACAAAAGAAGGGGGTGCAAGCCCCCTTTTCTCTTATGGTCTGGTCTGGAGTATAAAATGAGTCAAAATGTTTTTGTTAAATCTGGTCGAGTTATTGATATCCTTCCTGAAACAGTTGGTACTGTCACAGGTGATTGGATGTTCAAAGATGCTCCCAAATCCGCTATTCAAGTTGTAGCCACTGCTGCTGCAACTGTTGTTTTTGATATTTCAAATGATGGTGTAAATGCTTGTGCAACCACGTTAGCTACTGTTACCCTTGCTGGTGCTGGTAGTGATGGTTTTGTTACCGATGCTCCGTGGAAATATATTCGTGCCCGTGTTACAGCAAACTCCGGAACCGTTAACGTCACGTTGTGCAACTAATTTTAGGTTTACATTATTATGACCGCTAGTAGTAATTATATTGTAAGTGGTTATCCTAATCACCGAATACTCAATACGGTAGGTTTATATAATGGTACTGGGGATACTCCTGCACTTAGTTTGGACTTCACTTCGGGTGTATTAGATCCACGCATCACCTTCGCACGGGCAGATGCCACAACCTGTG